CTACACCAGTGCTTGTCAGCACTACACCAGTGCCTGATGGGTGGATACCACCATTACAGCAGGTGAAGGGTCATGGGCCACTGAGACTCCTTGTTGGACCCATTGCTCTGCCATGCATTGTGGTTGATAGGCAGGAACTGCCCATTGGGCATCAGGGCTATGGCATAGCCTGTGTCCTGTCCATCAGCGGTGTAGACAGGCTTCCCACCATACTGGAAGGGACCACCCCAGCGGATTGGGTTGCACCCAAACATCTGGTCAGACTCGATGGTGACGGTCACATCCCCAGAGGCGAAGACAGCGGATGGCATGAACCAGTGCCACCAAGGATACACCCTGGCGTAGTAGTTCGTGATCAGGGCCTCACGCTCCTGCGGTTCCTTCCACAGGCAGGTGACTTCCATGCCTACGGTGTTGACACCCTTGATGGTGATCCTGAAGACCTGATCCTGCACAGATGGACCAAGGGCTACAGATAGCCCCTCAAGCTGTCCCCTGACGTTGTGGAAGACCTGAGCGATCTTCTTACCTTCATAGCAGGTCAGTGGCCCATTCCGGGTGGTGTTCCTCTGTACAGCCCCACCCTCGATGGGTGTGTACCCGAAGGTACCATTATCGGTATGCAGGGCCAGGATGGGGTAAGCCTTCAGCTGCGGATGAGCACCCGTGCTGTAGTTCTGAAGGTTGTTCAGCGGACCATACCACACGGACCAGTCATTGGGGTCTTGCCAGACATGCGGCTGTGATCCCATGTCCTTTCGAAGGCTGGCATTGTTGAAGCTCGTGTAGTTTCCCTGGTCACTATTCTCGAAGACCACCCAGTAGTGCCGTCCAGCAATCATACGGCCAGTCAGGTTCACACGGGTCTGGATGGCCTTCCCGGACGCTGCAGAGTGCCCATCCCCAGAGAAGCTGTGGGTGTTGGACCCAAGGATGGAACCCAGCTTCCCACCAGCATCTTCACGCAGTGTGATGGTGGCACTCCCACCATTCCCAAGTGCATAGCCAGAACCAGACTGGGCATAGAACCCAATGGCCTGTAGGTTCCCAGTCAGCTCAGACCTGAACCGGACAGCCACCTGGTTCCCAGACGCTCCGATCCGAAGGTTGTACAGGCCGTGCATCTGCACCCAGCCCTTCCCCACACGCTTCTTGTACTTGGGGTCATCGCTTGTCAGTGTTCCCAGGTCCATCTAGACTCCTTTGTATCTCCAGCCTGCACAGCTCCCTGGCAAGCGCTTGTTCATTCCCCCACAGCAGGAACTGCAGGGCCGATCCCCAAGGATCACCCTCAGACGCGTCAGGAGGCCCCTCAGGGCGTTCCAGACACACGGGTGGGGGAACTACCTTGCCGAGGCTCTGAGAGGCTCCTGAGGGCTCTACGGGCCTCTTCTGCAGCACGCTGCACCCGGGCATGATCAACAGGGCCAGGACCAGCAGCAGCCTGCCGTACTTTGGTCTGTGCAGCATTCTGCTTCTCCTTCACCTGAGCATGACGCTTCAGCACCTCAGCCTGTTCAGCCACAATGCCTTCCAGAGCCCCTATACGGGCCTCAGAGCGTTCCAATGCTTTGGATAGGGCAATCACCTTATCCGTGTTCACTGAAGCCTTGTAGAGGCTGTAGGAGGCCCCTACGGCCACCACAGCCCCAAGGCCCAGGATGGCCAGCAGCTTCCTTGGTACAGCGAAGCCAGCCAGCCTCAGTATCCATGTTCCCATCACTTCAGCAGACCAAAGCGGGCCTGCCGTTCCCACTCGTGGGACTCAGCTGCTCTTCGGTCTTCCTTCCTTTTGTACCACCAGTTCACAAGCCATGTGCCGAGGGTAGCGAGGATACCCACGACCACGGCAACAGTCTGCATGTCAATCGCTCCTATGACGGTCGTTATCGATCCCACGGTGTAGGACCACCAAGTCCAGAATGTGCTTTGTCTTTCCATTTAGGGTTGAATAGGGAGTCTACCCACTCCTTCCATTGTTGAGCTTCACGTTCCTCGGCAAGCTTCTGCGGGTCCGCCATGATGGCGGGGGCCAGGAGCTGTACCGCCATAGCCAGGGAATCAAGTCTCAGTAATGTTCACAAGGGGACGCTAACCCACTTGCGGATCGTCTTGTCGAATACCTTACCGATTCGGTAGTTGGGTACTTGCGACTTATTTTCAAACTCAGACAGGAACATACACACTGCTTTGGAGTACGTGCTACCATCCCCAATCCTGTCCTTATCAAGCTGCATATTTTCGTTACGCAGCCACCTGTCAAACCCGGGCAACGTTCGGATGTCGTCGCAGAACAGCTTGAAGTTGTGCCACCTGCTGTCCACTACGACACCACGCTTGGCGTACCCTTTTGGATCGGATTCACAGTAGCAGCGTTTGAGCATGTTGCTCCACAGCTGCATAGCCTGTTTCCACCACGGGTACACCTTGTAGCCTTCCCCATGGAACCCGACACCATAACGCGTAGGGTAATAGGGGTCTTTCACCTTGCCGGCCAAGGCATTCGAGCTGTGCGCTTCCATGACATGTCCGGTAGTCAGAAAGTAAACATGCACTTTACCAGGCTTACCCTTGATGTACTCCATGGTAAATGGGCCGGTGCTATTTGACTGGTAGGTTTGAATAGTGTTCATTCGAACGCTCCTGCGATCTCCTGCACGTCGCCGTGCAGATCAGACTATCTCATCCCGCTTTCGCGGGGCTTGTGCTTCGAGGGGCTTCCCTCTACTCCCTTTCGGGATAGTCGTTACACCTTCCCCTTGCGGGGCTCGGCTCGGTATTGCCTACGGCATTCGCAGTAGGGTTTCACCGAATTCTCAAGCTTTTGCGACGACTAACTTTAATCGTCGTGGGATAGAGATTCTCTATCGGTGGTGATGTTCGACATCTGGTGGAACAGGCTGAAGCTTGATCGCTCACCCACACCGTATGCCATACAGCATTGGGCATCCTGCTTCAGCACATCCTCATGGATCACGAGGCGGTGCCGTTCCAGGACGGGACGGATCGTGTTGATGATCCGACGCTCCTTCTGACCAGTGCTGTAGTCGCCGGAGACACAGCTGGCCAGGTGGGCCAAGTCCGTCCCCTTCAGCAGGTTCCTGAGCCCCAGCTCGAACAGGCCATGTCCCATGTTGGACTCCACACGGATGTGGGTCACCTTGTACTTCCTGAAGAAGCCTAGGAAACGGTCCTGGTTGGCCTCAGAAAGCCCACCACGGAACGCATCGATTCCGAGGATATGGATGTTGTCACCCACGGCACACGCGGCTGTAAGGGCCGTTTCGTCAGCCCCCTCGCCCGATGGGTCAATGGTACACCACACGGTGCTGGGCACTTCGAAACGCTCCCCAGTCCGGATGCCGTAGTACAGCTCAACACCCACCAGGGGGAAGAGCGGATCGAGAGGCACTCGGTTCTGGTTGTCCCTGTTCCAGATCAGCTGGTCAGGTACATGGTCTGTGGGGTATGCGCCAACGATCAGATCACGGACCTTCAGCTGCAGACGAATCTCGTCAGACAGGCTGGTGTCCAGCAGGTAGTTCAGGGCGAACTGCTCTGGGCCATCTGCCAGCTCCTTGTCCTGCAGCTCCTGCTCGGTGTACCGGGTAGGGTCTGTGGGCTTACCCATCCTCCCAGACATCCCACCCCCTGTCCTCAGACTGGGATCGGCGTCCATGGCTTCACGGATCATCGGGGCCAGCTTGTACCCGTAGATGTCCTCACCCTGTGCAGGGTAACGGCCAGGCCACACACGGACATCGTACCCCATCCGCTCCAGGGAGTTATAGATAGAGTCCTTCGTCTGTGGTGTGCCCAGGAAGATCACATCCCCATGGGTACAGATGCGGGACAGCTCACGGCACTTGTTCAGCAGCTTCTCACGGGTAGCAGCCGTGAGTGCGTTCTCATCCGACTCCACGTCATCGGCCAGCACCACCGAGGCACGACGGCCCGGCAGGGCTGTACGGGATGACACGATCGAGATGGAGGGGGACTTGTTCAGACCCTTCAGCATCCGGTGGATGTCGAAGGACTTCACCCCAGTACGGTCACCGTCGTTTGCCGACGGGGCCATGTATTCGAGGATGTCCCAGCTCATGATCATCTGGGTAAGCAGGTGGGACATCTGCTCAGCCAGCTCCTTACCCGCGGACATCACGAGGATGATCTCCTTCGGGTCTTGGATCAATCTCCACACGACATAGAATGCCGTGATGTACGACTTGCCTTCACCACGCTGGGCCTGAAGCATGCGCTTCTGTGGACCGTACTGTAGGTACCGGCACATGTCCTCCTGCACAGCAGACATGACATGGAAGCCGGGGATGTACTTCTCGGCAGCAAGCCACGCGAAGTCTAGGAACTCCGGGAATGCCTCGGATGTCTCCAAGGCAATCCTCAGACGTTCTTCTTCAGAACGAATCATTGCAGAACCCTTGACACGGTCTCAGCGGTGAGGGACTGTCTGCGCTGGGCCAGTCTGGCCTTCAGCTCATCCAGCTGTCCACGGACATCAGACACGGGGTCTTCGACAGCCGGCTGGGAAGCACCCAGGTGCACCCCATGGAGCTTCAGGGCAGAAGTGATTGCTGTGAGGGTTGCAGCGTCTGTCGGGATGCCATCTGCCATATCCTGCTGCAGGCGGTCCTGAAAGGACTTGACCTGCAGCTCGGCTACTTTCCAGAGGGCATCCTGCAGCTGCTGCTGCAGGGATGCTTCCATTGCTTCTCCTATACGGCCTTGCAGGCCGCCATCAGTCAGGGAAGGTTGTGTTCAGCAGACGGGCATCGTCCACCTGCTTACCACCAGCGGCAGAGTCCTGACCAGAGACGGCGTTGACGCACGAGAACGTCTGCCACTCGGTGGACAGCAGCCGGAGGTTCGACAGGTACGCACCAGGGAAGAAGTCGTCCGGACCCTTGCCCACACCCGTAGCCTTCCGGTCGAGACCGACCTGGATGGCCACCTTGGCATTGCTCGGGGTTCCAGGAGCCAGACGTGCATCCACCTCGTACAGCAGACCATCCCAGCTGCCAGTCTTCAGGTAGTCAGAACCCGGGAAGTCTGTGGACCCACCGTGGGTGATGTTCTGCGGCACCGTCGGGCACAGGATGTCCGCGTACTCATTGGTGTTCGTACCGATCCTCCACGGGGACTGGCCACTGTGCATGTCGTTCAGGAAGTCATTGGCCCAGTTACCAATGGCCCTGCCAGTCTGCTTGGCAGCCAGCACCCAGCGGGTTTGGCCCTTCGGCAGGACATACACACGAGCTTCCCGGATGTGGACATGGGTGTTCGGGTTGTAGGTCCAGCCATAGCATGGCAGGAGCACGTACCAGGTGTTGAACAGGTCAAGCACCTTGTCCGAACCACGCATGCTCACCGGAGCACCGCCCCACAGGAACTTCCCATTGTGGTTGTACAGAGATCCACCGGTAACGTCCGAGAACTTCTGAACACCCCCGAGCTGGGTAGAGCCGCCGTCCGCCTGTGCATGCACCCCTGGCTGGGGAGAGCCCGGCCGAAGGTTACGGCCTGCGGTGTCCGTGAACCACGGGATAGGTACAGCCCCGTTCAGCTCATGCCCCTTGCCCACACCACGGATAGCCCGTGCTACACGCTCACGAGCGCTTGGGTTGGACGGGACGTTACCACCACCGGATCCACCACCACCACCGGATCCACCGCTGCTACCGCCGCCTGCACTAGGTGCCTGCGGGAACCAGGCCGTTACCGAGGACTCAACGATGTCCACAGTCGTGCCACCGCTGGTCATCAGCTTCGTACGAGCGGGGTTGGCTATGCTCAGCTTGTCCCCAGCATTGTGCGGGCCTACACGACCACTGAACTCAACCGGGACCGTAGCCCAGGTATGGGCCATGTCACGCAGCTTCGAGTCGTTCGGGAACCCATCACCATCCCAGACGATGCACGGGAAGTTCTTAGGATCAGTGAACGTGATGGACTTCGTGAAGAAGTCACCCGCAGGGATCGGCACAGCTTCACCGTTCCGGATGGCCACAAACTGGAAGGTCTTGGTAGCCAGGTCCTTGACCCACACGAAGGTAGCGTAGCCCGAGGGGGCGACGGAACCCACGGTGTTGGCCAGAGTAACCGGGTTCTCAGTGACCTCGACAGCCTTGCCTGTGGCGCGGTCCTTGGCGATAGCCGGGTTGGCGATCTTCATGCCAGGCCCACGAGCGTACCACTGGACACCACTGATGGTGCTGTGTGAGCCCACGTATCCCAGACCACCGTCGAGTTCGACGAAGGTACGGGTCAGGTTCTTCCACTCGGCCTTGACGTTGCCGTTCTTCGGCAGGATCACCGCAGGGAACCCCCGGGAACCACTCCACTGAGGAACAGTGATATTGTCCGGCCACTTCGTGACCTCGCCATCGGTAACCTCGAAGAAGGCAACCCAGTCTGCCCACTGACGGGTCTGGATACCAGCTTCCTCTGGGTAGGTGATGACGGCCACCAGGTTCGTACCCTTGAGCCCTGCCAGGGTTGACTCCTCGGAGATGCCGGGGGCTGGCGGTGTCGGTGGCTGGGGTTGTGGTGTAGGCGGTTGCGGCTGAGGTGTCGGCCCTGGCTGGGGAGTCGGAGGCTGAGGTGCCGGAGTCCCACCACCCACAGGCTTGAAGCCGAACCGGTGCAGACCGGTGGCCCGAGTCTCGAAGTCGTTCCCAGTCCTACCAGTCACCACGATGTTCATCGACCCACCAGCTTCATGTGGAATCGGACCATGCATACCACCAGGCATAGGCAGGGTCTGCCCATCCTTGGCTTGGACACGGACAAGCTGACTCAGACCAGGCTGGGCCAAGGTAGCATTGTCGAACTTAGTGGTGGCCTTCCCTTGGCCATCAGCCAGGACGGCTGAGGTCACGGACATCAGGGGGATACCACTCTCCAGAAGCAGGGTGCTGTTCTTCACCGAGACGTAGTTGTCCAGGTTCTGGTTCAGACCGTTCTGGTTCGCAGCTGCACGGGACCGGGAGTGCCACGTACCGTTCACATTGGTGTCCCACTGGGCCTCAGAAGCCACCACAGCGTGTGCTACGGAGCTTACACGGGCAGTGCAGTTCTCCACCCACAGGAACTCACCCAGAGCGCCTTGGAAGGCGTGAGTGGGGTTCCCAGAGCTGAACACAGCATTGTTCCGGAAGGTGTTGGACTTCGTGCCTACATAGGCTTGCATCAGAGCTTCACCAGTGGCACGAGTGCTCCACACCAGGCAGTTGGCGATGAGGCAATACTCAGAGCCGTAGGCCAGGTGGATACCAGCAGACTCGTTCTCGTACACACGGCAGTGCTCGACCGAGACAGCATAGGTCTTGTCCTGCAGGGACATACCACGCATGTTGTTCGACACGACGCAGTTCAGGATGCGTCCACGCACCACACCAGACAGGTCGAAGCCGTAGTACCCACCCTCTGCTGTGCAGTTCGTCAGGTACAGGTACTCCACCTGGGCATGGCCCGAGGGGCCTGCGATACGGCCAGCACGTGTGCTGTCGTTCTGGTTGTTCGTGTCGGGAGCAAACAGCAGCTTCGACTTGAACCTCCAGGCCACGTGCTCAGAGTGAGCGTAGTCACTGCCGTCCTTGAACTTCACAGAGCAGTTCGTGAACACCGGGCTGACGATCTCAGACCGTGCCTCGACCACGATACCGTTGCACTGGTCCACGTCCTTGATGGTCAGGCCATCCACACGTACATTGGGGATGTCGATGATGTACAGGACAGCGGTGGCCGTGTTAGCCTTGGAGCCGGGGTTGTACGTGATCTCACAGCCTTTGGCCTTGACCCACAGTGTCTCCTTGCGAGGCTGGCCATCGGTGTTCCGGAGCAGCAGGCAGGCAGTCTGGCCTTCCCCTGGTGCAACCTCGATGTTGCACTGGGTCAGGTCCAGGGTGGTAGCACCGCCGAGGATCTGGAACTGGTCGCGCAGAGTGAAGTTCCCAACCAGGGTAATCGTGTCCCCAGTCTCGGTGGCACGAATCTTCGCTTGTGTCTCGCTGGACCAGATGTCGTCTGTCCCAGCATTGATGGTTACGTCAGCCAACTTGTGCTCCAATGTAAACGCCAGTGATACTGAAGGACCAGGTGCCGGGGGCCGGCAGGGTAACAGTCACTTGGCTGCAGTTCTGAACAGTGTGTATCGTGTACTCAGCGAAGGAGCTGGTAATGGTACCATTCCCAACGAAGGACACATCAGCCACGTTACCGCCCTTGGCGTGGATGCGGAACTCCCACATACCAGGGGTAAGACCGAAGGCATAGGCCGTTGTGCCACCAGACACCCCCTTGCCGGGATTGGCAACCCCAGAGGTGAACACACGTGGAGTCGATCGAGGCAGGGCAATCACACCCATGCTCAGACCGCCTGTAGAGCCCCCAGGAGCCGGCGAGGGGCTCGGGGAAGGGCTCGGTTGGGGAGTACCCCCACCCTGACTCTTCAGCTTCTCTACGACCCCGCTAAGGGCGTCTACGGCCTTCTCTGTCTGCAGGACACGGTCACGGAACTCCACACCCAGTGCACGGACGAAGGTGTTGGCCTTCTCCTCCAGCACAGCATGGTCAGTAGCGATGATCTCCTGCAGGGTGCCGAGGTTCACAGCATCCGTGGTGCGGGTAGGTGCACCGATGTTCCGCAGGGTAGCCCCACCCAGGTCAGCGACACCAAGGTTGTTCACCGAGAGGCCGGTGCCACCACCACCACCTCCGCCGCTGGACCCGCCATTCTCAAGAGCGCGGACGCGGTTCCGGAGCTGGTTCGTAGCGTCAGCCAGCTCGGCCTTGGCATCGACCAGCTCTTTATAGAACGTCAGACGGGACTTGCCCTGGTGGATGGTAGGATTCTCTTCCCATACCCGATAGTCCATCAGGTAAGTAGTGGTGGTACTTGATGGACTCCCCTGCGTGTAGGTTTCGTCCAGGAACCACAGGGCGCGGAATCGCTTACGGTCATGCGGATCGCCAGAGTCATGCATCCACAGGTCGTAATGTACTGGAGCACCACTCAGCGCGGCCACAGTCTTCGGCACAAATCCGTACCGCCATGTCTGGGCTGGTGCCTGTCCGCCACCTGACATGTTGTCGGGTAGAAACTCGGGGTTCACCTTCCCGTTCTGGAAGAACCCGTTGGGCAGAGGTGACTGAATACCTTCCAGAGTACGCACCCGGGTAGATAGGGACTCCACTGCAGAGCTGTGGGCCTGGATACGGCCCTCAGCCACGGTGACCCTAGTCTCCAGAGTCCTGAGCGTGTTCGAGTAATCCTGCCCACGAGCAGCGTTCACTGCCTCGTCTACGTACTGCTTAGTGGCAGCATCGGACAGGTCACGAGGGGCACCCAGGTTGATGATCCTGTTGGCCTGCATGTTCAGGTTCCCGACGATCCCTGCTGAGGCAAGGTCTCGGGCTTCTTCTGAGATGTTCAGAAGCTGCTGCAGGTCAAAGTCCAGGTTGCCTGCCGTGAAGGCAGCCCCCTGGCTGAACTTGTACCGGATGTTCACCGGTGTCTTGCGGGCTACCTGCACTACGGTACCAGCAGGCACATTGGCCACAAAGACCACTGTGTTCCCGGACAGACCCCAGTTGGGGATGCTGCCCGCGATCGCCGTGACGGAAACGTCCTGCCCACTGTACTGTGACGTAAAGGGCAGGACGATAGTCCGCAGCGATCCATCCGATGTGACACGGACGAATGTCGCCATTACTCTTCCAGATTCGAGACTGCTGCACCCAGACCCTTCACCCCCGGAAGGATGCTGATCAGGGGAGCCGCCTTGATTGCAGTCCCAGCCGCCTTGTACGCTTCACCGTGCAATAGCTGCTGGCCCAGTTTGATCCCGGTGTCGATCGGGATCAGGGCCGGGGAACCAAACGCATTGGCTTGTCCCGTAGCCCAGCGCACCGGTTCAGACAGCAGGCCTAAGGCCCCCATCTGTCCCAGAGCATCCTTGAGCGGGTCAGCATCATCCTGCCCCCTCAGCGTAGCATTGGCCTGGGCAGCCACCACTGCCAGCGGGTACTGGTATAGCATCATCATCATCAGAGCACCGCCGTCCTTGGACGCAAGGTTCTGCACCAGGATTTGGTTGTGTGCCGAGATGACGAAGTTGCGGTACGTGAACAGCAGCTTGCCCACAGGGTTAAAGGCCACGAAGGCCGGTGTACCACCGAGGCGTTGCTTCAGCACGAAGTCGTCCATCCCCCGGATGAGGGCAGGACGGATGGCGTCGAAGTCTGCATCATCCCAGGCATCGATGTCCAGCCCATGCTTGGCGTAGGCAGCTTCAAGTCGAGACATGGCAGCATCGTCCACACCCAGCTTCTGCAGCAGGGTACGGGCCTTCTTGTTCCCCTTGGCAGCGTTCTCCACCTGCTGGGTCATCAGGTTGGCAACCAGCTTGGCCTGCATGTGGTGGATGAACTTCATGCCGTTGGCGTAGGGCACCAGGTTCTGGCCGGCTTCCAGGAACAGATCGAACCTGTTGGCCTGACTTCCGATGGACATGTCGTGCAGGTCTTCCCACCGACGAAGGAACGGCTGCAGACGGATACTCCCTGCGGAGTGGTCCGACAGCAGGTGCTCCAGCGCAGTGGCGTTCTGCGGGGCCAGCAACGACCGGAAGCCTGGCATCTTGGATGCCATGACCTTCAGCGATGCCCCCAGACCGAACTTGCCCAGCACAGTAGCCATCTCAGTCAGCTGCCACAGACCCGAGGCCGACAGCGCAGTCATGCTGCCCAGCGCACGGACCCTGCGGAAGTTCTCGTTCACCTTGGCACCCGAGGGCATGCCCTTGTAGTAGGCCATGGTGTTGTCGAACAGCTCAGCGGCATCAGCCCGATGCTTCGGGTCGATGTTGTGCAGCAGGTGTGCCCGGACCTTCATTATGTCCGACGTCTTGCCGAGCCCCTTACGGGCCAGCGCAGCGTCCGTGGCCACCTTCTGAAGGTACTGGTCCACGTTCCGGTTGATGCTCGTGTCTAGCAGATCGATTGGCCTGAGCTTCTCCCCGTTGGGCAGGGTGACCTCAGACAGCAGGTCCATGCCGATCCTGGACTTCAGGTACCTAGGACCAGAGTTGGCGTCCTGGGTACCATCCAGAGCATCCAGCACAGCCTTCTGCACACTGTCGGGGACGCCGGCCTTGTTCATCCCATCGATCACCGTAGCCTTAACGGCGTCAGGGACTCCCTGCCCGATGTTGTCCTCGAAGTAGCCCTTCCGGAGCGTACGGTCCCGGATGGCTTTGGCCATCTCCATCGCAACGTCAGCGGGCAGCAGCGGGGTTCTTGCCAGGATCGACTTCTGCAGCATATCTGCCACAGCCTGCTTCCCATCCAGTCCCATGCCGTCCAGACGCTGGATGGTCTGCTCCATCCCGTACATGTCCCACTTGCGGGACAGGTATCCGGAGGACTCCTTCAGATCAGCAGCGTTCTCAACACCAGCACGCTTCAGCTCGTCCAGGGCCTCACGGTGGATCAGGTCCAGCTGGTCAGCCAGCTCCTTCAGATCAGGCCGGGTGCTGACATGAGGCGCACCAGTGGCGGTGGCATTCTGCCGTGCAGCCATCTCAGCGTACAGGTCCTGCTCCAGCTTGCGCTGGGCATTGTAGTACCCACGGCCTTGGGTCATCTGCTCCCACGTACCCCAGCCATCCTGCTTCATTCGCTCACGGAACATGTCCGTGAACTTGTGCTGGTGTTGCTTCAGCTGCGCCAGGGAAGCGGCACGCTCGGACTCCACAGACACCTTGCCCGGGCTGAGTACATCATCGTACAGAAGGTCAGCGACCAGCTGCCCGGCTTTGCCCCAGCTCGACATGGTCTTGTGCATGTTCCAGGCCAGCTTCGACGCAACCGTCTTGCCGACGTGGTCTGGGATGTGTCCAAGGGTGTTAGGCCCATTGCCCTGCAGGATTTGTGCCAGAGTGGCATTCGGTCCCGGAGGAGGACTCGGGGGTTGTGCAGCAGCCGACTGGCCAGCCGGGGGCTGTGTCGGAGGCTTGCCAGCCCCACCACCAGCTGCAGCTGCCGCAGCCTGCTGGGAAGCCGTGTGCTGAGCCGCTTGCTGGACCGCAGGATCGTTCGGGGACATCCCTGATGGGGTTGTACTACCCTGACTAACCGAAGCCGTTGTAGGCCCGTTTGAAGCCTTCTGAGAGGCTTTCTGAGCAGCTTGTGCCTGCTTGGCCTTGAAGACAGCCTGATCAGCCTTACGCTGGGCAGCAGCAGCCTTGGCCTCAGCACGCTTCGCAGCACGCTCAGCCTGAAGCTTGGCCTTGGCCTCTGCAGCTTTGGCCTGGGCCTCTGCAGATTTTGCAGCCCTCGTGGCCTCATTGATAGCCTTCAGAGCAGCCTGGTGTGCCTCACGCTGTTCCCGAGCAGCAGCCCGGGCTTCAGCAGTGGCCTTCTTCCGTTCCTCTACAGCAGCCTTGTGGGCAGCAGCAGCGATGCGCCTCTCTGCGTTGCGTGGGTGCTTCTGTGCCTCGATCGACTCGACATCAGCCTTCGTGTACCCCAAATGCAATCGATTCTCATTAACAGCAAAAGAATTTCGTGCCTCGTACTCCAACAGCTTGGCGCGTACAGGGGCCGGAAGGGCCGGGCGGGTGTATTCTACATCGTTTGCAGAGTCAGTGAAGCGGGATGTGGTCTCCCACGGATTCCGATTACCGAAGTCAGCGTCGTTAGCGGATGCTGTGTCGCGCAGGTGCATGCCGGCCACATCGTCGTTGGCAGCACCACGGTGCCCCACGGTCTCGGAGTTGGCAGCTTCGACCTTGCGCTTACCGAACCTCAGCGGCTCTCCTGACTTGATCCCACCAAGCTCATCGTTGGCAGATGCCTTGAGGTACTTGGCGACGATCTCCGGGTTCTCCACCGGCATCTTGATGTCCGGGGGGAGTCCAAGGCTGTCAATCTCCTCCTGTGTCAGGTGGACCACAGGTGAAGTCTTCGGATCGACATCCTTGAAGGAGATGTCCTCAGCACTGGCGTTCTTGTCGTAGAACAGGGCCTTCTGCAGATCGCGTTGGGGAGCTTCCAGCAGAGCCGGACCTTCGATCACATGCAGCTCAGGTTCCCGGATTGGGATCACCTGGGCATTCCCCACAACACCAGTGGCGGGGCCTTCCAGCCTCAGCGTGATGTTGGGGTCGGGCAGGGCCACTGGTTTGACTTCCGGAGCAGACAGCCGTTCGGCACCCCAGTAGTACGGAGGCACCACACCAGAAGTGGACTCCAGCAAACCGGTCACAGGGCCTCTAGAAGGGCCTGTAGGGAACTCTGAGGACGGGGCTGGGGTGGTTGCCTTACCCGGCACAGCGAGGGCCGTAGAAGGGCTTGTAGGGGCTCCTGCGGGGGCCGGTGCCTGCGGTGCATCCGGGGTATCCGCGGGCTTGTCTGGCGTGGCCTTGGCAGGCTTCACCCGAGCACGGTAGAACATCCCGGTGATCCCACCAAGGATACCAGCGGACAGCACCTCGTCTGACTCGACTGGGTTGGCACCCAGTGGGCTCATGGCAGATTCCAGCCCTGCGTTGGCAGCCCCGGTGACGGCACCGGCAATCAGCCGATTCCGGATGCCACCAGCGTACCGAACTGCAGCACCACCTGGGACCACGTTCACCGGGTCCAGCATCGAGGCACCGAAGGCTGTTACGGCGTGGGAAGACTCGGTCTCCCGAACACGACGCCAGTCCTTGATCCGCTCCAGTGCCCACTCGGCAGATTTCTGCCCACGGGCGTTGTCCATGAAGAACTCCCGCTCAGCCTCAGTCAGGGCTAGGGGAGTGTTCTGCAGGTAAGTGTGGTGGTTTATAGGGGTGTCGTCCTTGAAGTCCGGACGGCCGTACCACGTCGCTGCCAAAACCTTGGCAGGGATGGTCTCCATGAGACCGGCCTGGAACGACTCCCACATGCTGTGGTCCAGAGCGTCACGGCGCTGGGCACGTGTTGCTCTGGACTCCCGAGCGGGGGTGATGTTCTGCTCAGACTTGTCAGTGACGTGGACTGTGTAGTCACCATACTCTGCCCAGCCCGGACCGGTATGAGCAGATGCCTTGCCAGGGCCAAGGGTTTCCTGGGGAATCTCAGGCAGGCCACCGAAGCGGCCGGGCATTGGGACAGAGTATTTCGCCATTACTGAACCTTCGATGATGTGGCTGCTGTGTGCAGCCGTGCTACATAGTACCGACGGCGGTCCTCTGGACTCACCTTGTACACTGCGGTCTTCTTGAACTCGGACAAGGCCTTGTCGTAGTCGCCTTCCTTCACTGCCTCCAGCATGGCCCTACCAGCTTTCGCCGAAGGGGTCTTGCCGATCGCAAAGCCTTCACCACCCTGGTAGGCCATGGACGATGCCATCTCCAGCAGGGCTGAGTTGCCTACGTTCATCCCCAGACCTTCGAGGATGTTCTTGGCAGACTTCACAGCAGCCTCCGACGCAGCTGCGAAGGACTTGTTGATGTCCTCTGGGCTGGCCTTGCCTGTCTTCCGGGCGGACTCGGGGTAGTGTGGGTTCTGCTCGTTGATCCCAACACCCACGGACTTGAACTTGCCATCCTGGTACGGGGTGTCTGTGACTCCCTCGAACTTGGACAGCACCCACCGCACGGCGAACATCACCGGGTGCGGAACACCAGCGGCGTTAGCACCGTTGAAGATCACCGACCCACCTTTGCCCTCAGCCTTGTACCCATCACCGTAGACGGCGTTGTTGTACTTGGCCTCGGCATCAGTCAGTCGCTTGACTTCATCCCGGATCAGCTCAGGGGACAGCTCATGGGATTCCAGAGCATCCATGTTCCCGGACTTGTCGTACGAGTCAGCCATCAGACGGCCGTTGCTGTCCACCTTGACATGGACATACCCATCCTCGTGACCAGCACGGGTCAGGTTATCGATGGCCTTGCCCAGCATGGACTGCTGGCCTGGGCCAAGCCCTGTCTTGGAAGCGAAGGTGTCGTAGAACCCCTGAGGCAGAGGCACCGGACCCCACTTCGTCTCGATGGTGCGCGAAGCCACATCGGCCAGTGCCAGGTCCATCACCGAGTCGCCGTCGTAGGACGGGTTGGCCATGGCGATGTTCTTGATGGCCTCACGGACTTCCCCCTGGATGGCGTTCTGGTAGATGCGCGTCTTGAAGTGGTTGTCCTCGAAGGCCCAATCGGATGTCCGAAGCTTAAGCTCAGCAGCAGACTGCTCACCACCAAGCAGGGCACCGGCCTTCAGCCACATGGTGGCGAACAGGCCGCGGTGATCCCGGACCATGGCATCAGCCTTGCTGTAAACGTCCTGCAGCTGGGCGGCACGTGCAGCGCGGGCCTCTGCAGGCATGGCCTTGGCAGCAGCCTCGTCCTTTGCGATCTCCGACAGGGCGACCTCGACCGACTTACCAGCCTTCAGCTTCTTCATGTACCCCTCGAACTGACCACGCATCTCCGGAGACATTCCGGCCATGATGGTCTGACGGTAGTACACATTGCCAGACTTGTCCTCGTCGTCCATCTTCTGGATGATCGAGTCCAGCATCTCCTTGTGCTGGGACAGCACCTTACCGTCGTTAGACAGCACGGACTGCATGGCAACGTCAGCCATCTGCCCTATCTGCTTCCCAGCAGCAGCCACCATGCCGTTCTTGGCGGCGGTGGTCATAGCATCAAGAATCTGGGCAGGTGATGCACCAGAGGCCGCCATCTGCTGCACAGTAGCCTGGGCAGCCTTCTCAGGCGTTGTGCCGTTGGCCAGCAGCTCCATCAGGTTCCCTGACAGGAACGGGGCGGGGCTGAAAGCCTTCTCGTCAGCAGTCTTGCGGACATACTGAAGCTGGGCACGCATCTGCTGGTATTCGTCGATCGACATGGCCCCAGAGTGGATCAGGGGCTTGGTCAGCCTGTCGAAGTCCTGGAGGTTACCGGTGTAGGCTTCGTTGTGAATCTGTGCACGCAGGTCAGCCACAGTCTGTATGCCCTGGAAATTCTTCATCCACGAGCGCTTCTGCTCAGCCTGGGCATACATCCCAGCCAGCTGGTTCTGAGTCTCTTGGGGCAGACGGGCCAGGAAGGTACTGGCTTCCCGGTAGTTCGGGCCATCCACCTCTTCTGAGCCGATGTCGTTGTCGAACTTCTGGGACGTCAGGATGTCGTACAGTTGGGTGTTACCCTGCTGTAGAGCAGACTGGAATGCCTGAGCAGTGAACTGCTCCTTCACATGACGTGGCAGAGAGTCGTCGTCCCAGGTGGCTTTCAACACCTCGGTGAAGCTGCCCATCCGGGTCAGGTAGGAGCGCTCGTCAATCTGGCCAGTGTCGAACTGCACCTGAGCTTCATGCATGTCCTGAAGGAACGCAGTCAGCTGGGTGGTGGTGGCAGCCATCTTCTCATCGATGATGTACTTCTGCCGTTCGGTCTTCCACTGCACGGTGTGGCTGAAGTCCAGGTCGGCCATCTGCTGAGCAGCAGCAGCACGGTCCTTCACAGCCAGCCCGGCCAGCATCGGGTTCAGGGTGTTCCGCCTGCGGGTCATGTACCCTTCCAGGCCCTCGGCATCGAGTGTCCTCAGGTACGGCAGGTCTTCCTTGAAGCGCTGTTGCTCCTCAGCCAGGGCCAGCTTGGCCATGGCCTGACGGTACCCAGCCACCTCAAAGTCCCGGGTAAGCGGGTCGTTCTGGATCTCATCCTCAGCCTGGATGATCCCAGCCTTGGCTTGGCCAGCCAGGTAAGCGTTGTCGAAGTCGATCTGCTGTCGCTTCAGCAGACCCTTGTGGAGGGTATCCCCCAGTCGGTCCAGTGCATTGTAAAAGCCTTCGTTGTTGTGGAAGCGCTTTTGCGATGCACCCTGCGAGGCCCCAGCCTGGCCAATACCAGACCACTGCCCCGCCTTACGGGTGTCATCGGTTTGCCGACGGAACGGCTCAGAGTCTCGCAGGATTGCCATGTTTTACAGTCGTAGGCCGGTACCACCGCCCATCTTCAGGCCGGTACCAGCGTTCGTTGAGAAGCCCCCAGCCCTGTTCACAGAAGCCCGTAGGCCAGACCCCAGGTTCTTGGGAGTGTTGTCAGCCGCACCAGCCCCCAGGCTGGCCTTGGCGTTCATGTACTGCATGCCGAAGCCAATTGCAGCATTGGCCAGGCCGAGCCAGGCACCTTGCTTCCAGGACTTACCCACCCCAGAGGAGTAGTAGTTCCGGACCCCATCCGGAGCACCAATCCTGGTGTTCATCAGCTGGGTATCAAGCTCCTGGTTCGTATCGTCCACAGCCTGACTGTAGTTCAGGGCCTGCTGATCGATGTCGGCCTGCATCCTCATCTGGATGTCGGTAGCCACGGACTGCGCCGAGGCGCCTTCATTACCGGCTGCAGCGTTGTTGGCCATGGCCGTCCCGGTGGCAGCAAGAGCTGCGGCCCTCGTGTTGGCTTGACCATTGGCCAGCTGCTGCTTCTGGACTGCCAGGGCCGAAGCCCGGGCAGCAGTAGCGTACGCGTTCCGCACCGAGGTTGCCAGCCGATCCTTGATGATCTGCTTGGACTCCGCCTCGGCATTGGAGCGGTTCTGCCAATCCTCAGCAGCCTGGGCCTGCTTGGCCTGCTTCCGACTGCCAAGGATCGACGTGGCTGCTGACGCCGCAAAGGCGGCTGCCATCCACCATACCATTACTGTCTCCTTGGATACAGAGGTGTGTACTGCAGTGCGTAAGTCACACCGGTTATGTTCATCCGGTACCCCGAGACTGCTTCCAGTGTGACGTAGTGGTCGTTCGCCTTGACTCTGGTGATTAGCTGGCAGTATGCCCTCGGGACCACCCATGACCGACCAAGCTGAAGCCGACCATTTGTGAACCGTCGAGGCTGCAGGGTCATGGCCTTAGTCGGGATGTCTGTCCTTTGGCTGCCCCACTGCCCACGGCCAAGGTAAGCCCAAACGGCATAGGCATCGTTCAGCCCGATGTCATACCGCAACACCGTGCTGTCCCGTAGTGGTACAGGCCGACCGTCATTGCCCGTCACGGACACCTCAGGAAGAGTCACCCGGGAGGTGAACGGTATACCTGCTGCAGCCACAGTGCTGACCGCAGGCTGGCCGATGATCTCAGAACCATACATGGGATCGTTCGGTTCTGCGTAGAAGTACACCTGGTCGCCGGATGGCGAACTTTGGGCACTCGTGTTGTTGATGACCCACCAGCTCCCATCCCAGTGTACCTTCTTCCAGTGGTCCAGGTGGAAGGCCACATTGTCCCCGCGTGGATCGATGGTCCCATAGAACACACGGCCACCCTCAGCCTGAACCAGGAAGAGCGTAGGCCCCACCCAGAAGGCATCGACGATCGTGTGACGGAACACCCACCTGTGCCAGGCCGATTGCATACGCTCCTGGCCGTCGAAGGCGTACTCGTACACGTACAGCTCAGTCATATCGGCATCGGTACCAAGCACAGCCATTGGGGCATTCGCCGAAGCCCTGAAGAACCTGGCCTTGCCCTTGAAATAGCGAGGCAGGTGTGGTGTGCTGTCGAAGATCTGGTACTCCCCCTCCACCTGAGTGGCCGGGTTGATCTCCATGATACCAGTGAAGTCACCTGGCAGGTCTCGGCAGAACATCAGGGTCGGACCCACGACCTGTGGAGCCACCCGAGAGGTGGCGCCGTACTGGTCGATCCCCTGCACCGTAGCGTTCCTCGGTGTCAGCACCCGGTTTGCCCCGGGCATGTAAGCCTGGTGCTGGGAGCTGAACAGGAGCACGTCCTTACGGTACTGAATGGCCTGGGTGTACGTGGCAGCGCTCTGGGAGCTTGTGGCTACCTCGATGGGGTCAGAGTCCAGCAGTTCAGTCACAGTGGTCCTGAACCACACGTCGGGCTTCCCAGAGGCACTCAGGGCCACCTTGGAGCCGGACAGGATACCCAGACGGCCCTGGTACCCGAAGATGCCAGAGATTCCCTCGGTAAGCCAAGCAAATTCAGGGTTCGTCACATCGTCACCGGCCTTCCTGCCCGTGAACCAGTTAGGAGCGTTGTGCAGCCACGTGGTGCCGTTCCACCAGACGGCTACAGGGACGTTAGTGATCTTCGTGACGCTGTTCGGGGCAGCTGTCTCCAGCCAAGCCTTCCTGTTCTCATCCCACCGGTAGTATGGGGCTGCGTCTCCTGAGCCGACTCTGAAGACGGCACCGTTCAGGAGCCAGTGGTTCACACCAGGGAGCATCCCAGAGTTCGGCACATGACCTGTACCAGAGGTGACGATCCAGGTGGCCCCAGTGGTCGAGGTCACAGCGTTGATCTGACTGGTCTCCGCTGATGAGTTTCCCCGGAAAGCTATGTACCCACCATTGTTTGCGATGTGGATGCAGTCCCTGACCTTTCTGCCATTCCCCGGACCAGATGTCAGGGTGATGTCCGTCAGCTTAGTCACCAGCTGGTTAGCGATGTACTCAGGGGTGGCCTTCTCAGCATCCCCAGGCTGTGAGCCATCTGGGGTCTTGTACTCAGCCCATACCGACGTAACCTGCCGGGAGGCTGACCAAAGGAAGGACACCTGCAGCTGAAATGTCTTACCAAAGGCACCCGATGAGACATACGCGAAGCCTGACTCATTCAATGCCTGGGTCGTGGTATTCCGCTCGACAGTCGGACGCTTCTCCAGGTTTGCCACGAACAGCTTGTCCCCGACAATGGCCGTCTGGATGTAGTACCGGCTCGTAGCCTTGAAGTAGTCGTTCGTACCCCAATGAGTGAAGACGTTCCCAGTGGTCGGGGCACACAGGTACAGCTGGCCAGTGTGGGTGTTCACCCCGACGACGACCTGAGTACCGGAGACCTCAACCACCTGGTGGAACAGGCTGTCGTTCGTGAATCCGCCGTTGAAGGAGTAGTCCGCAGTGGACCTGATCCCAGGACGCCTACGCAGGCCAGTGACCGGATCACACAACATGTTGACGAGGTTTGGCACCTGCCCCGGCTTGTGGAACTGGGGGTCTTGTTGCGTGACCCCCTGCCACAGCGGGGGCATGCTATCCTCTAAATACATAGTTTGATCCGTTGAATTCCAGGATGTCGCCACCGCAGGCGAAGGCACGGTGGGAAGTCAGTCTGTACTGCTTCGAGCGAGCATGGTCTAGGTGCATCTGAGGCTCCAGCTGCTGCACCTTGGACATGCAGAACTGTGTCTGGGCAGACTGGTCACCGAACCTCTGGGTACACATGTCCGCAGCCACGGACCACAGCACCCACTGCTGGGCGAGGACCGGGAGTTCCTCCCAGTTCATGTCCGTTGTTACCCAGCCTGTGATCTTATCAGGCATGTCACGGTGCTGGATGCTCCCCCAGTGGGGGTCAACCAGATACTGCCCACCTCTGGACAGGACGCCCTTAACTGGGGTCGTGGGCTCGAAGGCCAGGGCTTGTGGGCCAAGGTTGTACCCATTGGACACGATGTCCTTGGGCACCTCGACTTGGAACTTGTTGAAGTACCAGCCCTGCTGTAGCAGCTGCTCCTTGTACATCTCGAACAGGGGCAGAACAGTAGGGACTGAAGAGTTTGACTCGTCCAATGAGGCCACAGAGTCCTCACCGAGACGATTGAGCACCGTGTTGACGGCTACGAGGAAGTCCATAGTCTCATTGGAAGAGCCCCGGCCCCCGAAGGGGCCAGGGTGGTTACACTACTCGGCCTGTAAGGCCGCCATCAGGCTGCTGGGCGCAGGACTTGCACCGAACCGCCGTTCTTGTGACCCACGTTGAACATCCGGATGGTGGTCATCAGGGTGTGCAGCTGGGACGGGAACGTCTCAGTGAAGCCATACAGCTCCTTGGCCGTCGGGGTGATCAGCACCTTGCGCGGGTCGAAGATCACGATCTGGCCACGAGCCTCGTCGGCCGACAGGTTGAACTGCGAGCCCATCGGGCTGCTGGCAACAGCGCCAGTCGGGAACAGGTTCGTCTCGTAGACCGGGATGCCGTTCAGGTGCACCAGCTTGCGACGGGCAGCGTCGTTGACCGCACCCGTGGCTTGCCACAGGGCGTTCTGACCATCCCAGTACGAAGACAGCACGTGGTAGATGTCCGGGGACACCAGCGTAATCAGGCCCGAACGGTCGATGTCGTTCTTCGTCAGACGCAGGATGGCTTCGCTGTGCTGATCGGCGATCATCTTCGCCTTGGCTTCGCGAGTAGACAGGGCGTTGTAGCCGTTCATGTTCGTGGCCTGACCCACCGGGAAGCGGGTGGTCAGCGAGGCCGGGGGAGCCCAGCTCGGAGCCTTGATCAGCATCCGCATGTGCAGGGTGTCGTACTCCTTGGCCTGGGCATGACCAGCCTCAGCAGCGTACTCCACGGAGAAGGACGGAGCGGTCCAGTCATCGAAGAAGTCAGTCTGGACCTGCGTGTAAACCGCACGGTCCACCTTCATGATGACCTTCTCGTTGACGATCCGCTTCGGTTCGAGCAGCTCACCGTACTGACGGACACCAGTCGTGGTTCCGCCGATCATCCGGTGACCGATCGTGTTCGTGTTACCCTCGGTGTACTTCACCTGGGTCCACTTGTTCTGCGTGAACTGGGAGTTCTGACGAACACCGTGTTCGATCAGGGCTTCCAGCATTTCGTTGTGCACATCGACCGACGCGTTGGCGCCAGCCCAGTGTGCACGGGAGTTTGCATCGTGGTTCGAGTAGAATGCCATGGTTATCGGCTCCTTTGTTCCGAGAGTTTACCGTAATGGCGGGCTTCGTACACTTCCTTGAACTGGGCGTTCAGGTCGGACGACTTGGGGTTGATGCTCGTGATGAACTCGCTGGCCTGTTCCCGGCTGAGGCCCCCTGTCTTGCGGGGAACAGCTTGGTCCTTGGCCTTGATGATGATGTACGCCATGTCAGTGCCTGTTGATGTCGCGGGATGCAAGGTTACCAGGGCGACCCTGGGCCTTACCACGGACACGCTGTTGCAGGATACCCTTCAGCAGCTGCTCGCTGTCCTCGTTAAAGTCGAATGCATCAAGCTTGCCCTCATTCAGGGCCTTGTGCAGAGCTTCCTTCATCTCGGCGTACGACGTACCCGCGCCACCTGCACCGCCACCACCTGCCGGTACCGGGTTCACATTTACTGGTGTGGTCTTGCCAGTCCCATCCGGCACCAGGCCGGCCATCTGGACGAAATCGAACATGATCTGAGCTGCCTGCTCGGCTCCTTTGACTGTCTTCTTGTCGAAGAGTTGATGTACCTGGTCCTGGATTGACTTCGGTGCGTGCTGGGTGAACTGCTGATGGTACGATTGGTACGCCTCCTGGCCACCGAACTTGTTCAGGATACCGTTGACCGTGCCCTCGTAGTGCTTGCCGACCGAGTCGATGATCTGGGTGATGATACCCTTAACAGCAGCACTACGGCCCGGAAGGAGCCTGTTCAGGGTATGCTCGTTGATCCGGCTCGGGTCCAGGTAGTCCAGAGCGTCGCCCATGATCTCGTCCAGGTTAACACCTGGGGTCATGGCCACGAGGGACTGCAGCAGGGAACTGGTCAGGGGATCAACGTCTCGGGTCGAGTATCCAGCGATCTTGCCAGGTACCTCAAGCTTACCGAGAGTTTCCCGTTGCGGTTCAGCCGCAGGCTGGGGTGTAGCAGGCTGAGACTCTGCAACCGGAGCAACGTCTGGGCTCTCCGGAACGCTGCCTGTCTCCGGAGCTGTGTCGAGTTTGAGGTCTTCATTGGACATAGAGGTTTCCAAACGTAGAAACGGCATGAGCCGGCAGGCCGGCGAGGTTGACGGTCAGGGATGAATCCTGGTTATCCCAGTTCGGCGCTGCACCCGTGTTCACATAGGTACGCATCGCGAAGGCCCCAGAAGGGCTTACACGCTCCTCGTACCCGAGGTAAGGTGATTGCACCACCTCGGGTTCCGGAGCGCTCTGAGGGGCCTCTGCGGGGCTCTGAAGGGCACTAGCGATGGCCTGTACGCCCTGCAGTATCGCAGAGACCTGATCTTGAGTCAGAGTTACGCTCATTGTCCTAAGACTTGTCCAAGTGCTGCGGCTTGATCCACCGCGGTTGAGGCTTCAAGCTGGGCAGCCTGGGCCTGTTGCTGGGCAGCTGCGGCCTCTTCGTTGGCACGCTGCTCTTCCGGTGTGTACATGATGAGGCTGGGCGGGATGGACTTCCCACGCAGAATCACATCAACAACTCGCTTAGAATCCACACGAGCATCAAGCTGAGCGACAGGTATAGCCGCTGCAATCTGCTGCGTTGCTTCGAGAAGCGAATCGACTTCAGTGCTGGCGCCAAGGGCTGGACTCCCAGTTACGACGGATGCTTGAATGTTCCCAGAGATGACATGGACTTCGAAAGCCTTGTCCACCTCTGTCACCAGAAGGTATGCCAGTGGTTCCTGCACTTCCGACGCCAAGGTGCTGTACACGCCACCAAGCAGTTGTCCGGCTTCGCGGTCATCCCGCTGAAGCTCGTAGGCGGTCACACGGTCCGCTGCGCGAACCTCTCCGGTGTACATGAACGGCTTCTGGAGTCGTATCAGGGCCTGTTGGACCAGGTCCATGACCACCGCCAGCTTCTGCCCACCTGGCAGCTCCACAGGAGCAACCATGTTCGGAGCACCAGACAGGACCGAACCGTCAACCGACTTGGCCAGGTCATCGATCCGAGTGCCCGAGGCTGGGTCAGCAAACCACCGGACCTCAAGCATCTTCAGCGCATACGACAGCTGAGCAGCGGACAGCTCGGCCAGCATCTGGAAGTCTGGGCCATAGTGCTCGACGTAACCTCGACCGTAGTGCTCGCCTGGGATCAGGTTGCACACCGGGAAGAACCATGGGCAGGTCTTCTCAGGGTACCACTCCGATGACTTGTACTGAACCGAGTCTACCCAGTAGGAGACCCTGTAGCCGGCCTGCTTGGGCTTCCACTCCAGGTCGATCCACTGGTACATGTCCACCTTCGAGCGATCGTTGTAGGACTTCCCAGTGCCTGCCAGGGCCTCTTTGATGTCCGGTGGCAGGGCCTTGTAGAAGTTCTGCTCCTTGACAACGGCTTGGATCACGCGGCCAACGTTGTCCCGCTGGACCACGAAGTTACCCATACCCAGCACCCGAAGCGTGTTCGCCTTCTGGTCCCGGTGGATGGCGCAGTTTCCTGCAATGATGAGGTGGGACAGGGCCAGCATCATCCTGGCCCGTCCCTGGTTGGCATCAAGACGTCTCTTGGCTGCCCTCGCCAGCTCCACTAACCGATCTTCAGCCTCGGCCTGCGATATCAGGCCATCATCTTGAATCCGCTTGATCATCTCCGGAGAGAATGAGAGCGAGAAGAAGGGCGTTTGAACCGGAAAGAGGAGATCGACGAGTTTGGCTACGAGGTTGTTCACCAGCGTAGCTCCGATGCTGGGAGCACACGTGCGTGTAGACTCCCGCGTCCCGACCTCTACCTGGCGGGGTACGAGGGACGGGATGGTATACTTGGCGTATGTTCTGGCCGCCTGCAGCGCAGCGCCATCCTGCAGCTCGGTGAAGGCGGCATCTGGGGTGAGGTACGTGCCAGACATGGTTCAGAATCCGAGTGAAGACCAGACGCCTTGCAGGCCCCGCTTACGGCGTGGATCAGACGTGCCAGCACTGGTCACAGCGGCATCACCTCCGGGGACCACCTGGGACACGTTCTGGTTCTGCAGGTTCTGGGAGAAGTTACGCTGCAGGTTCGTTGCCGCCTGCTGCGCCGCAGCGATGGCGTTGTTGGCAGCGATCTGGGACTGCTCAACAGGCGATGGTCCGTTGTTGGCAGCCGCCGCGGCAGCGTCCGGGACTTGTGGCTTGGCCATGCCTGTGATCTGGTCAGTGATGCCTGACAGGCCCAGGGGCTTGGCAACGGCGTGCAGTGGTTTACGAACGAGCTTGCTTTTCATCTGGCACCTTCATGTGGTGAGTCACACACCCGGCGCCATCTGGCAGCATGTGTGTGTAGCAGTAGTATGGCCTGCCGTCTTGCCTGGACAGGTTCTGAACGAATCGGTGGACATACCGCTGGAAACGCAGGTCAGGTTTGTCCGTCCGGTTGAAGTTCGCAAGGACACTGAAGCAGTGCCCCACGTGGGCATCGATGTCTTTGGTCACGATAGCCATGGACGTGACTTCCTCAGTCTTGTCATCCACAGCCACAAGCACCCATTGGTCACAGTCTTCCAGCATGAGTGCTTCGAGGTACTGGCAGTGCTCGTCGTCGGTCCATGACTCTGCCCACCTCGGGTACCGGCTTCTCGCCTCAGTCAGTAGGTTGCAGGCTATCCCTGTCAGGGTAAGCCATTCGGGGGAGTTGTAGTGGTAGTTCAGGTTCATCGGGATGGGGTCCTCTTCCTACTACTGGGCACCCAGTTTGGTCTGATCATTGGCCAGGATGGACATCATCCCACGATCCTGTTCCACAATGCGAAATCTTCAATGGAATCAAGCACTTAGACGCTGTTACAATCTTCACAATCTGTGCAAGCTCTGAGCAAGACACCATTTTTGACAGAAAAAACCCCTTAAAATCAAGCACTTAGCGCTTGTCTTCAGACCCCTCTATATATATAAAACGCGCCCCCTTCCTTCCCCGTACCAGAACCCGCTCAGTCTATCCTTTCCGCTGTGGTATATAACAATACAAACACTATCCTTGTGTATGCCTACAAGAGCATAGACACAAGGATAGTGCTGTACTGGTACAACACCGTACAGAAGAGAACAACACTGATGAGCACCTGATAGGTGATCTATCCTTACTCCATGGCTATGTCTTAACCGTCCACAAGGACAGTACCACACTGTACAGGTACCATAAGGTACCCTTCCATCCAGAACCCGGGATTGGGTCTGATAGGGAAGGACAGCAGGTCAACACCAGGAAGCACCGGGTCTGAACCGGTACAACAGCATACATCATCAACACATACACCACGTGCGGATAAGGTGAGCTATCGCTGGGACTGGGGGCCGAACGGTCAAAGGCGGGGAGGATCAGGGGGGCGAACCCCTGCCCAACGCGTCTGGCGCCGAAGCGCTACAACGTTGAACAGTTCCGAGATGGTTTCTTCTCCTACTACTGGGCACCTACTTGTGGCTGTGAAGCCACAGGTGGATGATCAGTGAAGGATTGGAATCGGATTTCTTCTCCTACTAGTGGGCACCCAGTTTGGGCCTGGTCTACAAACGACAAAGGCCCACCCAGGGCCTGAACCCAGGATGGGCCTCGTGTCAGCAGAAGAAGAACTCCGAATCAAGGACTTGGCCAAGATCGAAGCCGCCCTGCTCCGGAGGGTCTTCGTAGTCCGGGTTCAGCTGGTCCCGGAGCTGGCGCAGGAAGTCGCCAGAGTACATGGCTACGAACTCTTCCCGCAGTACCCGGTGCATGTAGTCCATGTCACCCGCATGGGTATAGAAGCAGTCATGGACGCCCATGAAGCTCATGCCCTGCTCGATCATACGGTGGATCGTCAGCACCTGGTGGCTGGCATCCAGGCTGTGGATGACGTTGGGGGCCATGGCCATCTCGGTGCCATGGGGATCGGTCTCGTCTACCGCCCCTTGGACCACCACCTTGAACAGCTCCTGTCGGGCGTACAGCCTGAGCTGTTCCGCTTTGTCCTTCCGGACATCCTGGTAGACCATGAAGCCTGACGGTGTGGTCCAGCTGGTGGGCTTGTCCCCGCAGGACTTCACAAGCCCCTTCAGCCAGTCCATGGCCCGGGCCGCACCGGGGAACTTCGACTCGACCCCACGGAACAGGTACCGGCCCAGGAACAGACTGTCCCGGAACCCCTCACCCTTCATCCGGAACTGCCCGCCAGTCTTCTTGAACTCCTCAACCAGCTCGTTGAAGACGTGCTCCCCTGCTGACCGTGTGGTTGCCGAGTACGAGTAGGTCATCACAGGCTTCTTCGCCATGCTCCGTGTGATGTCACGCCCAAGCCACCACGTGGCAGTGGCCCTACGAGACTCGTACAGGCCTTTCGAGACGATTTCTCCGCTGGGTAGGGTGATGACACCAGTCCCATCGTCCGAACGCTCTACGGGGCTGTAATCGGCTTCTAGAGCACGTACGGCCCAGTCTCTGACTCCGGTGTAGATGTCGGCCTTGTTCCCAAGTCCGTCACCGTTGTCCAGGTTGACCATAGGCCCCCCGTGCTCGTCGAGCAGCAGGGCTGAATAGTGTTGCAAGCCACTGCAGGTGGCATCGCCTCCACAGGGGACTCCACAGAGGTAGCTTTCGGGGTCTCCGGAGCGGTAGGCTTCCCGGAGTTCCCAAGCCGCAGAGAACATTTGCCAAGGCGCATCCCCGAAAACTTCGGGAGCATCGGCTGGGCAATCAAGAGCCCGCTCAATGTCGTTCCAGTGCTCATCTGTCCACCTTGCCCGATCATCGTTCCGGGCCTTGTCGTATCCGTAGCTGTTGGCGATATGCACCTTCAGCCAGTACACACCACGCTTACCCAGTGGCTTCTTCTCCCAGAAGTGGATGGCACCCTTGGCCATGTCCGTACCCTGGGGATTTGGGATGCCCCGGTAGTACATCCGACCCCGGTAGTCCAGGTACATCGGGAACCAGATGGGCTTCCCGATGTCACGTGTGGCTTGGATCAGACCGCCAACCTCACGAACACGCTGCAGCCATTCGGCGTGTTGGACGTGCCATTTCGCCTTCTTGACCTTCCATTCATGGAACAGCGCATCCGCTTCCTCCGTATTCGGCCGCTGAGCCCCTTCCCAGGGCCATGGTGGCTCGATCGGTGGTCGGGTAAGGGGAACACCAAGGGTACCACCTCCAGCGTCCCAGAGGGCCGTTATGGCCTTCCTGGTGGGCTCATGGATTGTGAAGGGAGTGGACTGCAGGTAGTTCACTGCAGCGAACACCTTGGGCATCCGTTGGGATGACCAGTTCTGGTCCCACTCCTCACGCAGACTTTTCCGGACACTGCGGAGCTTCAGCAGAGGGGCCTGTGCCTTACGGGTCGGTGTCAGGTACCCACCGTCCATGCTGTTCGTCCACGGATCGGGCGGTGCCAGCATCCGGCTCTCCTGACGGTTCCAGACGCGATCGAGATCGCTGTCAAGGTAATCCCCCAGGAACTGCAGAACATCGCCTTCCAGGGCCACTCTCGTGGCTTTGCGGGGGTATTTCAGGGTACGCAGGAGACCACAGCTGTCCATGGCCACGTAGCACCAGAACCCAAGCTGTGCCAGCTCCTTAGAGGATCGGCTGGAGAGCATCGAGCCCAGCTTCTTCTGGGCATCCTTCATCACCATGTTCCGACCGACACGGGACTGCTCTGCAGAGTCCTCGAAGTCCAGGGGGAACGCTTCCCGGTATAGGCCGACGTTCTCCTCATCCTGGATGTTCCGGCCAGTCCTGACCAGGTACCCGGCCAGGGTATGGCTACCACCGTGTGGGACGGTGACCTCCAGAAGGGTGGTCATGGCGATGGCAGCCACTTCCGAGAGGCCGATACGCTCGTACAGACGGTACCGCCAGTCCCGTCTGCCAATGTCCTGGAACACCACCTTCAGGGCCTCTAGCACCGTGCTGTGGTGCACGGCCAGCCAGACCCGGGCAGCGCCGTAGTCCGACCGGCCAGCATCCATGTCGGCGCTGAGCTTCTCCAAGGCCTTCGTGCGGGCTTCGTGGTCGGTTGTGATCTCACGAACCCGCTCTGCTGCTCGCAGTTCTTCGAAGTTCATCACTCGATCCTGTAGTCTTGCTTGACTTCCCGGTAGATGCGGTCCAGCTTGGCCTTGACCACATCCCAGTGGTCGGACCCAGCCCACAGCTCAGCGAATGCCTGCTTCCGCCTGTGGTACCGTTCCTTCATGAGGCCCACGGCCCCAGTCTCAGCACACACGGCCAGCTCGTCATAGAAGATGTCTTCCCACTTACGATCATACGATGCGGACATAGCCAGTATCCTCTTTGTTGCTTGCGATGGAACGATTGCCGCGCAGGAGCCCTTGGCATCCCATGCAGCGGTACTGTCTGTAGCTGTTGACCTGCATGTGCACGTCACCGGGGATGCGCTGGACCTGCTGTCCACCGCAGTGGGGGCAACGCTTCTGGTCGGCGTAGAACTTGGACAGGTCCACACCGGGGTAACCCCAGCCCCGAATCTTCTTGTACACTTCAGCCGTGGCCACGACGTCCTGCTTGTTGTACGTCTCCATCTCCTTCCAGGCTTCGATGTTGCCTTGGAGGCACTCACGCCACAGCTCTATGCCAGGGAACTTCCCATGGCCTTCCTTGTGGCTGTGACCATAGATCTTGGAGATGTGTTCCAGCTTGTGGCTGTCCGGCATGCTGTACGTCCGAGACAGGCGCTGTGCATCGCAGTGCTGGTAAGCGCTGGGACGGCCCAGGCCATGGGCAATGGCCCGGTAGTGAATCTTCCGGACGTCAAACTTCTTGCCGTAGATCGTCACCAGGACATCGCAGGTGTCCAGCAGCGCCCAGAGCTGCTCGACCAGTTCCTTGTCGTCATAGGGGTCACGATCCCGCAGGTCTTGGTAGAATGGATTGCCATCGTGCAGCCACATGCCGCAGTAGCTGATGATGCCCGAGTGCTGAAGCACATGTTTCAGAGACAGGGACTGGTCATACATCCCGAACGTCATGCCCAGCATCGGGCTCGTCTCGATGTCCAGCACCAGAATCTTCGGCCCGTCTTGCACGACGCTGGGCCAGAAGTTTTCGGGCACGGGAAGCTGCCGAGTTTTGGCGAGTGCGCGTCTTGCGTGCTGAACGGCCTTCATTGTCTTTGTCCTCGTGGTACGGGTAGATGAACTTCTGATGCGGTTTGTCGTAGTAGGCCAACAGCTGGGTCAGCCACTTGATGATGCTTGGGTAGTCTGTGGCCTTGGCGCCCCACTGGGCAGCGGCGTTGGCCACCTTACCTTCAGCAGCGTTGCAGGACCGGTGCAGAAGCCCCCTGATCCACCCTGAATCGTGGTCATGGTCCAACACACCTTCGCCTTTCACCGACAGGTCGATGGGCTTCTGGCAGATGGCGCACAGCTTACCCTGCTCGATCCAAAGCTTTCGCTGGAACGATTCCATCTGGCTTCTGGGCAGCTTGATACGCCTCTGGGGAGTCGCGTCTGTCATTCCTGACTCCTCACTGCGAACATTTCGATGTACGCCTCAGCTGCAGCTTCTGGGGAATCCCCGTAGCTCATCCGCTCAGCGCACCACTTCACTGCGTGGGCCAGCTCCTGCACAGCCTGTCGGTACTCTACAGCGTACTGCGTCACCCCGGACAGGTCCAGGAAGCTACGCCCCGGCATACCAGGCTCAGGTTCGGCAGTCTTCGAGGTATCGTTTGAGTTCTGGGGGAAGGTCGAGTCCATTCAGGTACTCCAAAACGTTGTCATCAGGATGTCTGAGAAGGTACAGCAGCTGGGCTTCGGGCAGTGGGTCTTGGCCGATCTCCCGGTAGCACTCCAGCACGATCCGTGCAGCGTCAGCCTCGTTGGCCTCTTCCAGCAGCTTGAACGCCTTGGCAGGTCCACAGGCACGTGTCTTGCCTGGTGCCGGGGCCAGGCCCTGGATGTTGTCAGCCTGGTCGCCCATCAGCATCTGCGCCCAGAAGAACACCATCCCACGGCCGATCAGCTTCCAGGAACCAGCTGAGGTCCGGGTCAGCTTCAGCCACCCAGGCCCTGCACCATTGTCGATCTCGAATGTGCTCATGTCCAGGTAGGGACCACGGACCTGACGTAGGTCTTTGTCAGCCGAGGCTACCAAACCCTGCTGTCCGAGACGCTCCGAATCCATGACGATCGCATCATCCGCCTCAACATCATGGTGCAGGTGGTACGACACAGCAGTGGATGCCGTTTGCAGGGCCGTAATGGCCTCTCTGAGCGGTTCTAGCAAGGGGGGCTTTGGCTTCCCCTTACGGTGGGCCTGATAGGGCTTGTAGGCCCGGATTTCAAGCCTGCCTGCCTTCTTGCTGTCCTTGGCAGTCAGGTGGACCCGGGCACTTGTGCAGCCAGTCATTCGCATCAGACTGGCCACCGCCGACTGGATGTGCAGGATTCCGGCATCGAGGGTCTCTACGGTGTAGGCTGCGTCGTAGCACAGCCCATCACCATCGAGGATCAAGACCCGGCCTGGCACCTGGTCCGGGATGATACCCGGACCATCGTACTCGGCGATCTGCTTGAGCAGGTCACTCTTCATCATCTTCAGGAACAGCCAGCACTCGTTTCGGAACCTTCGGGAGAGCGGAGGCGGCCTTCTTCACCACAGCTGCCTTCACTTCCTCTTCTTCGTGCTGAATCATCTCAGCTTCAGCATCTTCACCCTCCGGCAGGGCCAGTCGGGGAGCATCACCAGCAGCCTTCTGTGCCTTCCTGGCAGCAGCGGCAGCGGCTTCGGCCTGCACCTTCTCAAGGATACCCGCCTGCTTCAGCATGTGCTCAGCAGGGGAGCCTTCGAAGTTCACAGCACCGAGGATCAGCCGTTGCGAGTACGACAGAACCGGACCCTCTTTGGTGCTGTTGTACAGCGATTCCCACTGCTCGATGCTGGGCTTCTGCCAGCTGAAGTACCTGATGTTCACCATCTCGGGAACATCGTACGGCTCATCGGTGATCGGGTTGATGGCCGGGCCAACCTCGTCCAGTCGGAACTGACCTGCTTTGGGATCCTTGTCGGACTGCAGGAAGTTCGCGATGTACGGGTTGCCAATCAGCTCCGGAAACGCCTTCTGGTCATCGTTGCGCAGCTTGCTAAACGCCTTGAAGGCAGTGGACTTGGCGCCGGTGCTAATCTTCAGCATGAAGGTCCGCTCTTCCTTCGGAGACCCGTCGGCGTTTACAAACTGTGCCGGGTCCGCCTTCTTGGACAGCGGGAACACCTCGAACGTCCAGACGAACTGGTTGTCCACCGGCTTCTGCTGTTTGGTGTTGAAGTCCTGACGCATCTGGGTGCCAAGCTCGATGTACCCGTTGCAGCGGACGAACGCCCGTCCCGGGGGAACGCTGAAGCTACCACCCTCGTTCTGGGTGGCAACGGTTTGGTCAACGCCTTCGGTGTTGGCGGCCAGCTGGGCGAGCAGTGCTTTGTTCAGTGCCATTGTCGTGTCCTCACAGGGTTACGTGATGTTTCTCAAACAGGTTTGCCCCGGCCTCAGCTTCAGTCGGGAACGGAACGGGCAGTGTGTACCCGTAGTCCGACATGAAGTCCGGGATGGATTCCATGATCGGTTTCACTACTTTTACCACAGGTGTGACCAGCCGGTCAAGCGTGTCGAAGTACAGGGCGTCGTGCACCTGATTGACCGCATACACCAGATTACGCCATTTCTTACGGGCCAGGATGGCCCACATGACTTCCCCGGCCATGGCTTGGACGAAGAAGCTGCCTTCCCCTTGGATCGGGAAGTTCCGCATGTGTGGTGTGTGGAACTGCATCTGAACGGTCTTGGCGCCGTTGATCCACACGTCCTTGGGTCTCTTCTCGAAGGTGTACACCGTGCCACCGGGGCTGGTCCATGTGCCACGGAACACAGCGCGTTCCCCATCGTCATAGGCCAGCTTCACGGTGTGCGAAGTGCCTTCGATCTCCGGGTACACCTTCTTCTCATACCAACGTTCAACACCGGGGAACAGCCTCCGTTCATTGTCAATGAACTCCTGGGCTTCTTCAACTGTGCATCCGAGGTTGAACGCCATGCCGTAGGCAGTGCCTCCGTACTGGTACTGGAACGCCTTCGGCTTGATGTGGGTCCGCATCTTCTTGTACTTGGCGTGCTCCGGGTCCGTCTCGTCCTTGCACTTCCGTAGCACATCCTCGTACGGCTCACCGAGGGATGACGCCAGACGCATGCAGTGCATGTCCGTGCCCTTGACCAGAGCGTCAATCAGGTTCTTGTCCTTGCTGAACGCAGCCAGGACCACAACCTCAAGGGCCGAGTAGTCGATCTCGATCATCCGGCCACGTGGTTCACCAGCTTCCAGCCCTTCCAGGCAATACTGGTAGACCTCATCGCCAATCTCGTGTCGGTGCTTATCCAGCCACAGCCTGTCGTTGAACCGGCTGGTGAACAGCAGCTTGACACGTGCCGTGTCTCCACGCGGTACGTTAGTGAGGTTCGGTTTCGTTCCGGACAGGCGCCCAGTCTTCACCGATGTCGTGTTCAGTTCATGGTGCACTATGTTGTCGTGTGGGTCTACGTAGGTGAGCATGCCGACCTGCTCGCCCTGACCATTGGTCCTCATGTAGTACGTGCCCAGCTCTTTGTCAAGCTCAGAGAGGCGGACCATGGCCTTCGCCACGGGCTTCCATTCCTCCGGCATGCTGGGCTGTTCTGCCCATGCCTCGATGAACTCCCTGCCAGTCGGGTACACCTTGGACCCATCGGCATGGGTCATGGTGGTCTCGTAGTTCTCCAACCGTTCGCGGAAGGCATCAGTCAGATGGTCCCACGGGATGATACCCGGCAGTTCGTACTCGGCTTCAAGCCATCGCAGCTTCTCCTCATCGGTATCGACACGGAACACCTTCGGTGCCCCCTTGTTCACCCCGCTGGCCCATGTGACTGCGCCCTCTGGCACAGGGCCATCTGCCGGGCAGTAATTCCCGTCTGAGCCCTTGTACATGTCCGCCTTGATGTACTTCGGTGGGTCATATGAGCCTCGATACCGAGCCTTGTAGTACCCACCATACAGCAGCGCAGGCTTCGTGCTGATCGTCACCTTGAAGTCCAGCCCCGGCAGGTCCGGTGCACGTGTCTTCAGGGACTCGTGCACGAACTTGTCCAGTTCTTCGTACTCGGCTTCACGTTCAGCCAGGTGCTCTGCTGCCAACGTCATGTCGATGTGCATGCCGTTGTATGTCGCCAGGGTATTGAACAGGTATCCACCCATTCGCAGCATGAACATGTCCCACATGCCCTTGGCCTGCAGGGCCCGCACCTGACCCCAGAAGACCTTCCGGGCGTTCTCGATATCCCCAGATGGGCCGAGCAGGTACTCGTCGAACAGTATCCGCTTCTCGATCTGGCTGGTCTTGATGCCCTGCTTCCACAGGGCCTTGACCGCATCGACCTTCTGCGTACCGCCGTACCGTGGGGCAGTGGTGTCCAGGCCGGGATACAGCTCTGTCATGCCACCAAGGATGAACTCTGCAGTCTGGGTGTCGAACAGACGTCCGCCCCGGCGCAGGAACCCCCACATGGCCTTTGGCTGGCGGTGCAAGAGCCACTTCACATCGTACTGGAGGTTGTGGCCGACCAGCATATCCACCTCATCGGGGATTGTCAGCCACTCCTCGTCCGTGGGTCCGTCGAAGTACCGGCCCTCGATCGTGCCGTTACCCAGCGCATCTTCGATGCACCAGCCGGCAGCAACGATGTACAGTTCCGGGTTCCATGGGTTGGAGACAGGGTCTTTGGGGTTCCCCGTGGTCTCGGTCTCCAAGTCCAAGATCATCACAGCCATCAGTACCCCCTCTGCAGAATGATTTCCAGGCCGTTCCGCAGCGCCACATCCGGGGTTGGAGGCAGCGGCGCATCGAACGTCAGCTCGTACTTCTCGCCGTTGATGGTCACCTTCAGCGTGTCAATGTCGAAGCTCCAGGCGCCTACCAGGTCTTCCTTGTGGTACAGCAGGCGATCGACGATCTCCAGCGCCACATTGTTCACCAGATCATTCGCCGGCCTGTCCTTGTACCGGATGGCACCGGCGGCGTATATCTTGCCCTTGGGCTTGTACACGCCAACTGTGACCAGCGCAGAGCCCACCTTGTACTCGGCGTTGAGCTTGACGTTGAAGCGCTTGTCGCCGGTGGTCAGCAGGGATTCAATCGTTCGTGCAGGGATCATGACATCTCCACAAATTCGCATTTGGTTGGGTCAAACACAAGCTGACACTTCACATACCCGGGTGATCGGGGACGCTGCAGCTTGTTCTTCGGGGTGCTCAGACCCCGCAGCTCTGGGCTTTCCTGATCGAAGTTACCCATCATCAGGATCAGGTCAACGGCGCCTTGCACACCGGTCTTGGACTCCTTCAGAGCAGACTGGGGCGGGTACAGCATGTTCGCACCCTCCTGGCTGATCTGGATCGTACCGATGCCCACGCAGTCATGACGGGCCAGAATCTCCCGCCACAGTTCCCACACCCGCTCAGTCTCGGCATGGGCTGCCTGACCAGGCACTCCGGTGTGGAAGTTCGACAGCATGTCAGCAACCACAACAGAAGGCTTCACAGCGTCGATTACGCGCTCGATCTGCCCCATGCTGGCCCCATGCATATCCTTGATCCGGATGAAGTCTGACGGGGTTCCTAGTGCCTTCTCGTAGGCTTCCTTCAGCTTACCGGCCTTGGACAGCTTCTGCAGATCATCCATGGTCATGCCCAGCGCCGACTGGTACAGCCGGGGGATCAGGCGCCTGCCCTTGCCCTCGTTGTTCAGCCAGAGGATGGGACGATCCGGACCGAACAGCTTGAACGCCTGCCCTGCCCAGTCCGTGAGGATGGCCGCCACGAGGCTGGTCTTCCCACGGTCGGGCCGTGCTGCGATGGCGATGCTGATCCCGCCCAGCACCCCCTGAATCGAGTGCCGAAGGGCTGGCCATCGCCTGAACTTCAGGCCCACATCCTGATCGGCTTCTTCCAGAAGCTCCTCGATCGGGGTGCGCTCGTAGTCCGTGGCAGAAGCCATGCCGGCCAGCTTCATGGCATGCTGGGCAACAGCCTGCAGCTCGAAGGCCAGGTCGATCTCCTCTCCCTGATCCCACTTCTCGATGAGTCCCTGTGCCTGCGCCGCCAGACGCCTGGAGTACAGCACGTCGCTGACAGCGCTCAGCTCGCCTTCGGTAGGGGGATTATCCTCGAGCTGCTTGATCAGGGACAGCATCAGGGCTGTGCCGTCGGGGTCTTTGTCCGCCTGCAGAGCGATCATCTCACGGATGGCCTGCAGGCTGACCTCTTCAGCACTGGGGTTGCTCTTCAGGTAAGCCCGGTACCAGGCCATGATCGCCTGGGTCTCGACCATCCCATCACCCTTGGGGATCGTCGGACCCAGCAGGTTCAGCTTACCGCGATCTCGCAGGAGGTGCAGGATCGTCGTTTGCAATGACACGCTTGTACTCCTCGTTGATGTGGTCCATGGACATGTCCTTGGGGTCAGCTCCTTCAGGCACCCTGAACACCCGAACATCCAGGAACGGGGACACTTCAGCCGTGGTCCGTCGGACCGCCTGCCGTCCGGCATCGTCACCGTCGTAGGCCAGCACTACCGGGCATCCCAGAAGCACCAGAACACGCTTGGCCTCGCGGTTCATCAGAACCCCGTGGCTGCACAGCACGTTCGCCGTCTTGCCACACACGGCATACAGCTTGAAGGCCGACAGCAGGTCTTCACAGACGATGGTGAAGTCATCGTTGGCCCGTGCCTTCAGCAGCGTGCTTGTAGTACTGTGCAGCCACTTTGGCTGGCCATCAGGGGTGGTGGCCCTGCTGGCGAACTCACCAGTCACTGGGTTGATGAAGTACAGGCGCCGTTGGCCGGGGCTGTACTTCAGCTTCCAGTCGAACAGCCAGGACGGTTGCAGTCCGTACCGGTAAAGCCTGCTTGCGAGTACATCTTCCGGAACATCAGCCGTCAGGTCAACTGGAAGTTCACGGGGCTTCGGCGTGGCCACGGGCTTCGCCTGACGGACTTCCTTCATCTGCTGGGCATACCACCCGCACCACATGCATAGTGCTGACCATCGGCCAGGCTTGTTGTGCAGGATCAGGTTATCCTTGTTGCAGTGCCCGTGCCGTATCCACTTGCTGCGTCCGACAGGCAGGGCCTGCGCTTCTCGCAACCAGTTCATCAGCACTCCTCGATCGGGATGAAGCGGGGTTCGTTCTTTGCAGCGGGGACAGGGCGGGCCGTCTGGAACACCACGCCGGGTGCCGGGGGGCAGGAACGGCACGGGGCATCACGGAAGAACTCCTCTTCGGGTACCCACTTACCCTTCTCGAACGAGTAGTACATGCTGCGGTAGGTGTCTTTCAGTTGCATGATCATTCTCCAAGGTCAAGTTCGGGTTGCACTTCAGCGATTTCCGCCAGCTTGTCCAGCAGCGCCAGGTAGTTCGACAGCATGTCGTACACCACAAGCTCCAGCAGAACACGGTTGAACTCAGCATTCATCCGGATTGTCCTGGTGATGATGTGGTCCATGTCCGTGAAGGACACGTGCAGGGTGCCATGGTCATCGTCGTAGTCATAGGTGGTGTACGCCGACCAGCCACACGCACCGTCCTTGAGGCTGCAGAACACGTCGTGGTACTGGTACACGCCGTTCTCGTCCTCTACCGGCATCACATTCGGCAGCTTGTCAACGAATCGGTCTGTCAGTTTGGACAGGTAGGCTTTGTGTTTCGTGAACATGTTCATATCCTCAAAGAATGCCCTGGTGGGCGAGTTCGGCAATGGCATCGTCCATGGTGGTCACAGGGTGCCGTGGGGTCACCGTGAACTCTTCCAGGTACGTGTCGCCTTTGGTCAGATACACATCGAGCGTGCCCATCAGCTCTGGGAAGATTTGCAGGCGTATACCGTTCGGGTACAGAAGGCCATCGGACAATCGCTTAGCCTCGTGGCTAAAGTCTATCAGGTAGTTCCGTATCCTGAAGGCCCCAATGGGCAGGTCCCCATTGGCGGCCCACAGGAACAGTTCCTCATCCGTGGGTTCCTGATCGACCAAATACGCCACACGCTGCCTTCCCGATGTGCGGATGATGACACCATCTTCCGGGAAGTGCCGCACTGTGGTGCACTTACCGTTTTTCAACAGCTCTAACGATGTTCCCTTGTCATAGTCTCTCATCGCTTATCCTCTCAATACGCCATACAACAGCCAGTGCGCCACCACATTCGCAGGCAGGGCACGTTTCATGTCCGACAGGTATGTGCCGTCGGTCAGCTTCAGGTGAGCGCCATCATTGCGAAGCACGATGTACTCCCGAGACTTGAAGGCCACATACCCATACCCCCGGCGCAGTACCTTGCCAACCTGTCGGCGAACAGTGCCTTGTGGGACTTCCTTGAACACGTCGAAGGAACGCGGAATGGCTGCCTTCTTGCCAAACCCCATACGACCATGGGCACCAAACCCACACGCCGTGACAGACACATCCATGGCACTGAAGTTTGGCCAGCATGTCCATGTGATGCACACGGTGCCGTTGTGGCTGATCCACTGGTGTGTGCCTGGGTGGTTGGTCAGCTGCCGGACATACTGCTTGATCCGCCGGTACAGACTCTTACTCATCGCCTTCCCCGAGGGCACCTTTGCAGTACCCGATGATGTCAACCCAGTTATCACGGTAGTTTATGTCACCATTGATCATCCGGGACAGCTTCATGGCGATCATGTCCAGGCACATCTGCTGGACAGGGCTCGCCTTCTCCGTTGTCAGCAGGGTCTTGAGGGCGTGGTACATGGCACCGTTCTGGGTGAAGGTGCCGTACCGTGCGCCTCGTTCCTTCAGCACGTCCTTTACAGTCATGGCAGCTCCCGTTCTCCCAGTGCCTTGCATGCACTTCCGTAGATTTCAGCCCACGACGTGCCGTCCGACTTCCGTCCGCCCCACAGGGGCTTAACGAAGCCCATGTATTCAAGGTAGATGGTCACGTGGTCACCATCTTCCCGTGTGATGAGGTCATACCCCTTGGCATCGGGGATGCCGCCCCAGCGTCCGCCGCATGACGTGGCGTCAAGGAACCACACCGGGAATGACAGTTCCCGGTACTCGTCTTCAAGGTACAGGGTGGCGTCCACATCGTCAGGTGCCACATCCGAGAACGTGTCGCAGAGAAGCTCGAAGTCCGCGTCAGCATACCGAAGGTCATGCCGCACCGACTCTTCAAGAGCATCCAGAATCCAGTCAATCAGTTCGTCACGCATCATTCACTCCTGTGCTCATAGCAGAACGTTGCCTTGTACAGCTCTTCCATCATCTCATCTGACCACCAGTTCAGGTGGTCGCCGTGCTTGAACTCCAGCATGGCCAGCACGGCTTCGGCCTTCTCCTTTGTGTACCCACCGACTTCCCGAAGTGCAGGTGACTGGGAGTGCCTAAGGGCCTGCACCGCTTTATACCCGCCCACCGACTGTGGCTGGACATACTTGCCAGGGTGAAGGTAGTGCAGGAACTGGTGCAGGGCCGGCTTGAGGTACAGCCCGTGCTTCGCCAACAGTGGGTATATCTGGTTTTGGTCTCGGTGCCAGTAATACACCTCACCCTTGGCTCCTGGACCGTGTCGGGTCATCACATCCTTCAACCACGAGTGCAGCTCATCACATGTGCCTGTCAGGTGGGAGTGGAACGCCTCACCGTCGAACCAGTACCAGTACGCCACGATGCATGGCGCATCACCGGGCACACGGCCCTTCCGTATGTCCGGGGGCATCTTCACTTGGAGCATACAGACCTCACTTCTCGCAATCGCATTTCAGGGCCTTGGAGGCTTTCTTGACCCTGGTTGGGGCAACCACCTTGGCTTTCGGTTTGGAAGGCGCCACGGGGCTTTTAAGGGCCTTAGCGGGCGTGATTTCGTAGGCCACACACTCTTGGACACGAATCGTGGTCACCATACGCTGCAGGGCACCCCCGTGGGACCCTCCGATGGAACCGCCTTGGCCAGAACTACCGTTGGCACCGAAGGCCAGGGCACCTGACGTGGACACGGTCAAGACCGTTGTGGTCTCGTGCACCTTGTGGCCGATCAGTTGGGTAAGGCCGGGCATTACTTCCACCCGACGGTACGGCATGTCGAAGTCGGGGGCCAGCCACTGGTTCTCGCCGAGCTTGACGTTGCTGTCCACGAACAGGCCGATCACACGGCCTTGCACGTCAGTGCTCATCACGCGCTGGCGAGGGCCGCAGTTCGGGTCAGCCATCCGGCTGATCTCGGCCGATGGGGCAACCATCGCAGCAGCAGGCACCGTGACCGGGTTGATGTTCAGCGACTTGTTGTTGTACATGTACCCGCCGGTGGCCAGGCTGGTGTGGGAGTTCACACCGAAGCTGCCCACAGAACCGCCCGTGGCTGTCTGGCCTTGGTGCTGGCCTTGGGTCTGGTCGCTGTGTGCTTGCGAGTGCAAGCCGTTGACCGAAGCCGTGGGCTGGTTGGTGGTGTTGATGGTCTTATTGTCCGAGTTGGTCTTGCAGGCATTGACGCCGACGCAGTCTGCGCCCGGGGTGTTTGTGGCGTGGGCCGACAGGGCGATCAGGGACAGGGACAGAGCGATGATGGTCTTGTTCATGGTGATGTTCCTTAAGGGTTGATTCAGGTTGTTGGGGTGTTAAGCACGGTACTTCTCACGACGAGAGTCTTCGTCAATGCCGAAATGTGATGGGAACAGGGTGGCCAGCACGTTCCGCACGATCGGAACACCTGCGTACGGCACGTCTGCGCTGTGGAACACACCGCCGTTACGGCTGTACGTCACGATGGCTTCACCATCGACCGCCGTCATGGTGACATGCGCCTTGAGCCCGTCTGGGAATTCAAGTGTGTCAACGACCAGCTTCGCCTGATCCAGCTGGCTGCGCAACACAGCAGGCAGCTCACTTTCCGCGGGTGGGCTTGACTGATTGAACGCCATCAGGAACAGGTGCTCGAACACTTGAGTATGTGTCGTGAACTTCCGCTCATCCTGATCCAGCAGGTACACAGTCGGTTCCGCATACTCCGCTTCGCGGATGGCCAGCGTCATGGTGTCCGTGTCCAGCTTGTAGATGAGCACGCATTCACGGTCATAAGATGAATCAACCGGGTCATACTCGGTCTCGTATGCCCGGAAGGTGTACGTGCTGTAATCATCGTGCTCAAAATCGAACTTCATGCTGTGCTCCGAATGGCGTTCTGCACGCCTTTGATGAACATGTGACACAGAGCAGTGGGGATACTACGTTCCACCTTCTGCAAGTCTTCCAGGATGACCCGGGCAACCGGGGGAGCCATGGGCAGGGTGACACGCAGTTCAACCTTCCCAGCACCTTGGCTGAACATCAGGCCATCCTTCGTTTGAGCCACTGCGTAGCCCATTTCGGTGGGCACGTCCACTTCAAGGTACTGTACATGGCCTTCAGAAGCCTTTACAGCCCCGTAGACGCGTTTTCGGAAGTGCTCGAAGGTGTCGGTACTATACCCACGTGCCATCGCCTTG